GCACTCGCCACGGCACGCCACGGCACGGCACTCGCCACGGCCCGGCACACGGTGGAACACGCGTTCTACCGAGTGTTGCACCGGCACCGGCACCGGCACCAAAAGAATACACAATAGTACAAACAGAAAGAGACGATAATGCAAATACAAACAAAACAATCCATGTTATAATATAGACAGTGAAAGGGAAACGAAAACCTTTCAAAATATGATGTGATGGGAGATAGAGGATATGGAAGTCATGAAGAAATATATCGCTTTTAGAATTGTTACAGCGTGGGTAAAGAACCACAAAGTGGTAAAAGGATTTTTCGCGCTTGGTCAAAAAGATACAGATTACAATTGGGATTTTCTTGGCGAGTTTGATAACATGGAAACTGCAAAAAAGTATATCAAGTCTGTTCGCACCGATGCCAATCGTCAAATTGCTTACGCTCCGGATGGTTACGCATTCAGTTTTTAGCCGCAATCCCGCCCCGGAGGTCACGAGGGCAAAGGAGGAGAATATGTTAAATCTTAACACTCTATACAAAGAACGGGGAGGGAAAAGAAAGTTATGACAGAACATGACGTACCAATGATTGACATTGAAGAATTAACAGACCTTGACCAATTAAAAACACATTGCATTTATTCAACTGATTTTGAAGATTTGGCAGAAACGAAACAAACGGAAATTTATCATTATTGTAAAATGAATGTGTTCTATCCGGCTTGTAGAGCAAACCTTAAACAAATCAGAATTGCAGTTACACGCATTTATTTTAGAAATCTTGGCTTAAATTATTAAAATAGTAGGAGAGATGATTATGACATTCAAAATCACAATCAAAGAAGTTCATTAAGCAGTTGTAGAAATTGATGCAGAAAACTACTATGAAGCCTTAGCAAAAGTTGAATCCGATTACTGGGAGAACCCAAACGATTATTTACTCGAACCGAAAGACACAACATTTAAATAAAAACAAAGCCCCTCCAAACGGAGGGGCTTCATCTTTACCATTGATTTGTTGAAATCATAAATCGAACGCCGATTTGCTTACCAGTATAGCTATCGGGGTTAGGCCATGCATCACCCAAATAAACTTCAATGGATTTGGAAGCGGTCAAACGCATGCTTTGAGCCTGCACGGCAATAGGTGCGCCAAGTGCAACAAGTGAACATGCAATGTAAATCGGTTTAGTATCACCGGGGTTTGGCATTCCGGGGATATTAATTGTACCGATACTAACATAATTATTTGAGGGGATAGCGGAGGACGGGGCCGCTACAAAAGTGGCAGATCCATAAACATTCAGAATACCAGTTGCGGGCTGATATTCACATGTAAAGTTTGTGGTTTGGAACACACCTGCTGTCGGATTAGAAATAGTACCGCGAACCCAGTTAAGAGAACTTTGCAGACTCTGCACTGCCGTGTTAGCCTGTGCCGCGCTGGTGGTCGCGGCATTCGCCGCCTGTGACGCAGCTTCTGCCGTTGTTTTTGCTCCAGACGCATTGTTATTCGCGGCGTTAATATCGGAATCAGCTGTTGTCGCCCAAGTGTCAATTTTTTCCATGTCCTCATTGTAATCGGTCAGCCAGTCGGGTTTGTCAGTGCCGACGAATTGGGAAAGGTCAAGAGTAGTTGTTTTGTTTGTGCTAGCCATAATAATTTTTCTCCTTTTATTTAAGTTTTAGAGTTCCAAGCGTAATTGTACGCCGTCCAGTTTTTACCCGTGTAAGCATCCGCGGTCAAATCAAGTGCTTTATATTCGTTTGCTGTCAGGCCATTTGTTCTCAATTGTTGTGCTATTTCATTCATAGCCTGTTGCGTAGAAGTAAAAACACCTGTAATTGCAGAATACACACCGTAAATGAGTTTATGCCAGATAAAACGCGCGGAGGTTGCATAGTTAAAAGCGGTAACGTTATAAGCCTTATATTTTGTAGCGGTCAGCCCCAACTTTGCATATTCATATGCAGTAATTCCCGTCTGCCGCACCCCTGCATACATATCATTTAAAGTATTCTTTAAACTGTCCATTTTATTGTATACAGGGTTGTTGATAATCGTTTCGTCTCCAAGTCGGTTTACAACTTCTTCCAATTTCTGGTTGACAATTGTAATCAGATAATTATAGAAAATTTCATTATTTTTATTAACCGTATCAATTATCCCAACGATTTTTTCATTAACTTCCTGCGTAAATTGTGCATACTGGTTTTCCAGATTGTCGATTTTTCCATCAACTGAACTTTCAAAATCTTCAATATCTTTAATAATCGAATTTAGTTGTTCAGTCACATAATTTTTAACCCATTCTTCGGTTACAGGTGTGTACGTGTTTAAAGTAGCTATCACTTCGTTAATTGCGCCCTGCAATTTACACAACGCGTCGTAATAGGATAGGGCGTCAGCATAAGCAGACGGTAAAGCGGGTGTACAGTATCGAACTACATTTAGAAAATCCATCTTCTCACCTCCTTTAGTAAAGTTTCATGAAGCAGTTTTGTATTTCCGGGTTGTTTATAATCTCCATGTCAATGTTCAGGAATGTTTCCCTGTAGTCTTTCAACAGTTCACTTAAATTATGATACATATTTCCGCGCACTTTCTTTTCAAAATTTCTATCACGTTTCTGCAAATTGTTTGCGGTTGAAGAAGCTGACGAATCATTCAAAGTTGCAGATGTTAAATATTTTTCGTCTGCAATAGCACCATTATCCAACAACCCTTGCGGTGTATCGCTGTAAAGGCTTTTTCCGTCTGCCGTGTCTGTGCGCGTGCCGTCACTTTCAACGTTTTCTAGTTCCATATTTGTTTCAACATAATTGTAAGCGTTCAAAGGGTCAAAGTCAAGTTGGGCACTTTTATAGAGTTGGTTATAATACGGCATTATTTCAGCCATAGTGCGGTTAAGATAAAGTTTAAAAAGCCCCGCCGTTTCTGCTCCAATCTCCCTCATCCAATAATGCGTTATAATTTTATTGTTAAGCGTTTCACGGTAACTTTCATCAAAAATAGGATAGTCCTTTAGCCCTATGTCATAACCATTTTGAATAAGTTGTCTTAACTCAACGGTGTAACTACTCATTTTCAATATCACCGCCCATTTCCGGTACGATTGGAATTTCAGAATTAAACTCTACACTCATTTTAGTGCCAAACATTTCATTTATTTTTTCGCATGCCTGTTTTCGCTCATAAAGGTAAGATTCTCGTATCATTTCAAGCGAACCGAACGGGGCGGCGGCTTCATTCGCAACAAGCCTTTCCCGTTTATCTGTGAAAGCTGAAACAACCCCTAGACTTGTCAACGCTTCATTATAAATTTCCGTTTTAACGCTTAGTAAATCGCGTGCAATAAACGGGATATCCAAGTTAATAGGCTTTATGCTGTCAAGGTTTAAGGATTTATCACCGTAAATAAACGGTTGACCGCCGTCCAACTTCATAATTAGGTTTTTAAGCGATAATCTTTCTTTTTCGTTGCACGCAATGAAAGCCGAAAACTTTTGTAAATTTGCATTTGTCTCTGCATTGCGCTGAACTTCATATAGCTTGCGTGCATACTCATTTATAATGTAAGCATCACCAGTTCTTGCCATGTTATTAAAAATAAGCACACTGTTAGATTCATCCAGCATTCTAAAGGGTGCGCCATTTGCGGCAATTGCGCTTCGTTCAGACGGTACACCGTACCAATTGAGCGGGCCGGTGTATGCAACACCAAGTCCGAAAAACTGGTCTAAACTATCTTCATAAAAAACAAGTGCCGAACCCTGTGTAATAAGCATTAGTTCGAGATAACGAATGTCAATCCCTTTTGGCACATTTTCCCATTTAAACCGGGCTAGTGCAATGTTGAGCAATCGAATTGTGTATTCGTTGTATGTCACATTGTTAAGTGCTAGAGAATCAAAAAACTGAAAGTCTCTTCCGCCTATTCCTTTTCTTGCCATTATCACACCCCCTAAATAATAGAATTATCAAGAGCATAATTCTTGATATCGTTTGTATGCCAAAAAGTAACGCCCGTTTCAAACGCCTGTTTAATTCGATTGTGTGCCACAACGGGGATACTATCTATTAAATTAGCTTCTGTACACTTCACAAAATTCCATGAGCGCCTCCCATACAAATTAGGTACTTTTGTTTGAAGTGTTTTATACCCGTACATTGTAAAATAATCGTCAATACGCTTTGCATATTCATAGCGCACACATTTTGGAAACATGTAAAAATACCATTGCCCATTTGCAAAGAAAGAATTTGAAGAAGCTGTATTGCCTCTTGCGCTATCTGGTATTATCTTGTGTTCCTCGATTGTAACAAGCGTATTAGCAATTTTAGTTGCCGCACCAACAACACTTTCAGCCGCCCCGGAAAAATCCCCGGTAAAAACTCCGACACCAGCGCCAACCGAACCGCCAACGATTGTCGTTAAAGCATTTAAATTCATTCCCATTTGATTCTGCGCGTACCAGTTTTTAAAAGTGTCGTTCACCCATGAACAAACAGGGAAAGCAGGCATTGTCAACGATTCATCAAGTGAAATATTAAGCCCCTTGTAATTTAACGGTGTACATACAATAGGGGCTGAACCGCCAAGAGAACTAAACAATACGAAAGGCCCGTTCGTTCCTTGTGCTTCAAAGTCAAAAAATTCGTAACGGTATTCTTTTCCGCTTGCGCCAGAACCGTACAATTCTAAGGCCCTATACGGGTATGTGTACAATTTGTTATTTTTAGGTGTGTAGCCATCAAGCGGCGCGAAAACGTTTAGTAGCTTGTTTCCGTAAATTCTTTCTGAACCCATGCCAGACACCCAACCATAAGACGGGGAAGCGGGGAAAATATTAAGGAGTTCAAGCGGATACATAAACATCGACACAATGGCGTCACCCTTGCCGCTTTTTGCATACTCATCAACCATCGATATAGCCATGTCTACTCGTTCTTTTTTCGCGTAGTAATAAGATAGTCCTGTAAAAGTGTTATCAAGGAGACTGGAAGTAGGTGTGCCGTCCAACCGTTCCGATACAGCTATGATTATCCCCGGTGTAAAATCATAAACAGTGCCATAACCGCTTGTAATATTCTGGTTATAAACATATTCCCCCGTTTCCAGATTTTCGGGTACAAGATTATTTCCGAATGTGTCATCGTTTGTATGTTCGCGTTCAACGAAAGAAATTTTCAACGTGTTATCTGCAAACCATGTTTGAAAAACATCCTGTTCAAAATACACGTCACTTTTGTTTTCATTCTGAAAACGAATATCTGTAATAAAGTTGAAATACCACCGATTGTTATTTCGGTAATACATATAATTGCAGTTTGCAATCGTTTCATAATTTGCAGGAAACGAAACAAATTTATCGTCACGCTGATAAGTAGCACCGTCAAGCGTTGCTACGATTTTTGTAGAAAGAAAAGAAAGACGTTCTTCCATATTCTTGAACAATCTAACATGCGCATAATCATTTCCCCACGGAATACCTGCGCACAGATAAATTGTTGTATTGGGATTTATTGCCATTTTCTTCTCCTTTATATTTGCCGGGCGGTAATACCCGCCCGGCTATAAACTTTAAGCGTTCACAGTAATAGTAGCCGTACCATTCATTTCTGTGTTATAAATAGAGGTTGCAGTTACCGTTACAGGCCCAGCTTCTGTACTCCCGATGGTGAGTACACCGTCCCGTGTAATTGTGGTCGCACTGTCAGAATTTCCGGAGATAGCCCACGTTACACCCTGCGGATAAAGTCCAGTCCCTTCTACGGTAGCGTTCATCTGAACGGTAGAACCTTTATTTACAGTCGTGGCACTGGACGAAACGGTAACGCCTGTAATTGTGGGAGCAGTCGTAACAAACGCAACCGCGTTCGCAAACGGGCAAACCGCCATAATTCTCCAGTAATGCGCCCAATATTGCCAGTACAGGCCTTGCCCGTTCATATCGCGGGTGAATTTCTGCAAAGCATCCCATACCGCATAGAAATCTTCATCAATCAGAATCGCGTGCGTGTCCTGAATGGGGATTTCATCCACAACGATAACACGGTACTGAACTTTCGCGGGTTCAAGATTAAACAAAGTGCTGTAACCGAGTACGGCCAAATATGCATCGGTGTCTGCATCAATTATAAGAACCTGTTTTTCTTTCGGTGTTGCAGTAAGGACACCAAGGCTATTGTAATCCGAGCGCATAAAAGCCATCTTGTTAGAAACAGCTTTCATTTTCGCAAGCGCCATGTGCGCGGACGTATTATCCGTTACTTCATCAATTACTTCAACGGCGAACTTGCCAGCCGTGCCATACTGCGCAAGCAGATTTTTCATCGTGATAAATTCATCCAGTTCCGCACCCGTGTACATAGCATTAAATACAGAACTGATAAAATCACTAAGGCCCTGCCACGACATAAACGCTTGGCGCAACATATCATCGGAAATAGTCTGCTTATAAAATACCTGATAGTTAAGTTTTGCGAAAGCGGTGTTGACATCGGGAATCTCCCGTTTCATCCACTCTTCTTCGGCCTGCGCCGGGTCAAACTGGTGTGCCTTGGCTAGGTTGGTATAAACCAGCTCCACCGTATCGCCGTACTCAAGAATACCTTTTTTCAGAACACGCATCGGATTTGTGAACAAACGATACGTAATCCACACGCGGCCGATAAGATTTACAAGCGTATCTACAAAAGCGTTCTGTGCAGGCTGATAATCCAGCACAGCCGTGCCGAACTCCCGAATATTATCTTGCGTCACCTGCGGAAGCCGATTTTCAAAGCTGGGATTTTCCGCTACCATCTGCGCGCGAAGCGCGGTTAGAATCTGCGGTGCATTATTGGTTACACTTGTCAAAACTTTTGCACTTTTCATTTTTCAATTACCTCCTCATTAAAAATGGATTTAATCTTTTCCGTTTCGTCTTTGATGTCGTCGAAATCATCATCTTTCAAATCTTCAACATGCTTTCTAACAGCATCACGGCCAGTCAAGACGCGGGTAACATAGTCGCGCTTAAAATCCCTAAACGCATTGGAAATTCCGTCCATTTTATCGGAAATTTCTTTCCAGTAAAGTTCCATTCCCTCTTGCTCATCTTCACTATCGTGCAACCTGCGCAAATCTTCGCGCATGTCGTCCGTCATGCCGTCCTCACTATTGTAAAGACGGTCAATAAATTCACGGGCTTCGCTAAGTTTCATTTTTAGTTTTCTCCTTTCACTTTCAAGTTTGAAATAGCGTCTTTCAATTCAATGTACGCTTTCGTATTATCCGCAAGAGCATTTGTAAAATTTTCTTCACTTTCCGCATGCGCGTTCATCTGTTTGACATTCAGCCAAACAAGAACGCCACACATTACAATCGGGAAGCCGAGAGTGCTTACAATTTGAACAACCGCATTATAGTCCATTTTATCACACCCTTTTGTTAGTAAATTCGTTTGCCAGAATTTGAAAATCTGCAACAGTTTTCTGCGAATATAAAATGTTACAGCATTTTCTTACCCCTAGAAATATCCCATACATAATTCCCACTTCTTTGGCACTTGCTTTTTGATAGTTGTAATAACTTTCAATATAAAGTGCTTTCAATTTTTCACACATTGGGCAGTTCACTCAAATCTTTATTAAAGATTTTAAGAACTGCTACGTCTGTAATATCCTGCCAGTAATTCCAGCTTCCGAACTCCTGCACTTTGTTAAGGTCGTCAGGTTTTACGCGGAACTTTCTCTTATTGCCAAAGTATACATAATTTTCGGGGTCATTGCTTGCAGGGCTGTTAATTGTGTGCCCGTTTTCGGCGAAAACAACAATAAGCATATTTGCGGTAAAATCGGTCGGCATTGGTGGCTCACCTCCCCCGTATTCCACTTCATAACGCCCAACGATATTTGGGAAACCATCCTCAGGCGTTACAAGATTATTTGTAATTCCGCGCCCAACGTGCCATTCTTCATGGCAATGTGGGCCAGTTGTATTACCAGTCATTCCAAAGTTTCCGATAGGAGTTCCAGCTGAAACAAAATCTCCGGCTTTAACAAGGCGTTCCGCGTGGTGTGCAGTCAGCACTGTGCGGTCAAGAGCTGGGTAATAAATCGCGATAAAATTCCCCCACGACCAGTTGCCCCCTGTGCCGTATTCGCTACGCACGACTTCACCGTTACCAATCGCACGCACCATCGTATCTCCCATTACCCCGGAAGCATCCCGCGTGTTCCAGTCTTTACCACGGTGAGAACCCCCGAAAACCTGTGTGACATTTACAAGTGGGTTTGCCGTAATCCAAGTTGAGTAAGCCATTGTTTTTCTCCTTTTAAATAATTATTTTCAACATGCTTTTAATTTCATGTTGAATTTTTTCATTTTCATATGCGAGCGTACCTGTTTCCAACGCTTCTTTTATTCTTCTGAAAAATGGATGTCTTTCGTACTGCTTTACATACTGAATTGATTTGTTAATGCTTTCTTTATCTGGGGTGAAAACCATAGTATTATAAGGGTCGTAATCGTATGATATAATTGTCATTCCAGTGTCGTAATCAAACCAAACTCCGTATTTTTTATCCCTCCATACAAGAGTAAAATAAAATCGTGTATTTTTCCCTTTTTTCATTATCTGTGCTTCATCATCCAAGTAAAATTTATTATCTACTGAATATTCCGCATAACCAAGGGCGCGTGACATTTGCCCAAACCTTGTATTTTCTTTTGCTCTTTTAAATTCCGCACTTGTCGGAACTACCTGTAAAAGTATGTTATCTCTTACAACTGCATTTTTATTTTTCGGCAGTGATAAATCCCATTGTATAAAATATGGATTAGCCATTGAAATTGCGTTACCAAGCATAAATAAGATAACATCGTCTCGCATTCGGGCTATTGTATCGTACAAATCGAATAAAAGGAAAGGCTCATTGCGCAAATAAGATGAATGCGGTTTATCTATAATAAATTCTTCAAAAATCAAATTTGAAATATCGGGAAAAGCACTTGATTTATAGTCACTTGCTTTTGTGAGGGCGAAAGTATAACCCGCCAGTTGGTCATTGATATACCATTGTCCGCCATCATATTTTATTTTTGTATCTGGAAAAACCTGATATTTAATAATATCGTTGAAATACTCGCCTGCGGTTTTTAATAGCTCATCTTTGTATCTTCGAATATACCCAAACTGTTTTCCCTTTTTCAGAAAGTCGCGCACCGCTTTGATTTTCCATTGGTAGGATTTACCAATTCCGCGTCCACCAAGCACAATGTTGAAAAGTGCGTTATAGGATAATGTATTGTTAATGTCGTAGTACATTTTATCACCTCAATAGGATTCACAGGCAGAAATAATATAGCTTGCAAGGCCCGATGTTACAGACGGTCGGTTTCACCCGTTGCGCTCCGCTGTAAATACTATTTACATTTCCTGTAAATCCTATTATAATCATACCTGTAATTTACAAATTATGCCATGGATTTTTGTTGTTCAAATATGGATAATTGATTCAAATAGCTTTGATAAAGTTTATTTAGTTGCTTATAATATTTGAAAAATTCTTTCATTTTCCAATAAAATTACATCCTTATATTAAACTCTTTATCAACCAGTACAATTCCCCCGTCAACGTGAACGGGCATAAGTTTTCCGGTGTACGTTGCGCACGGATGAAAGTTTTCCCATGTTACATGTTCTTTCCCTTTATCGGGTAAACCCGCGCATGTTACGTGCAATTTGCCATCTATTTCTTCGATATATGTTTTCGGGCGTAAAAACCTTGCCCTTGTAAAATGGCTTTCGTGCGCCCACGCTCCAAGTTTATAATCATCTATTTCGATGAATTTTTTAATATCTTCTAAGGGTAAAGTTGTATGAATACTATCAGTGTCGCTATAAATGTACATGTCCTTGTCGTATTTTTCTATGCTGTATTCCTTTATTTTCTGGCTGGTTTCAATCGTGTATCTGCGTGCGTAAGCGGTTATAAAAGCACCTACCGGAAGATACAACGCTTCTCTTGTCTCCGGTGGGGAAGTCCTGTATTTAACTATTCCTTTATCAAGATACGGATGCTTTTTCGCGCATATTGGGTCAAGCGCGAATTTGCCGTATAAAGAATTTAGCATGATTTTCGACCAATTTCGCATAGTGGGGTTATGCTCTTTACCGGCCTTTATTTTCTCCTGCATCCATTTATCAATGTACTTTTTAAACAAATCTTTTGATGCTCTAAATTTCCAACCACGAATATATTCTAAATTGTAAACGTTGTAATGCTTCAAAAACAGCTCGAAATCTACATTTGTCAAGCAAAGCGGGATAATATCTCCGTTACTCGATGTTACATATTCGGTTTGCACAAAACGGCTATTTCCTTTTAACTGAATTGTAGGTAAATAACCCTCTTTTAAATCAAATTCACATTTAAACAGTTGAATATATAGGGGGCGTTCTGAATCGTAAATATATTCACCCTCATAAAATTTCGGTTCTCCCCAAGGCAAATCACAGTAATACATGCGGGACGGATACAAACTGTTCACATCGAATACATTCCCCTCGCCTACATCTTTATCGGCGTATATCGGATTTAAATAAGTGAAACCGCCTTTATAAGCCTTACGTATATCCTTATCGTAATTCGGTTCAGGAAACAACGTTCTAAACCTCTTTTTCCCTATGATGCTTTTAAAATCTTCTAATGCGCAACTTCCCTGTGTCAATTTTTCAAACCCCATTTTAAAAATACGGTCAAGCGCCAAAGACATAATTTGGACGTCATGTTTCAAATATTCGGTTTCTTCTTTCGTTAAAATGTGGTTTGTTCCACGTGGAACATTATAATCAATTTCAAGTTTCTGAATATCCAAGTGGAACGCTTTTGCAATTTCATCAACTGAATAATTCAACAGTTTCATACTGTCGCGCAGTTCTAAACTGTTTCCATTTTCAAACCGTATCTTTATTTTATAAAACTGCCCCATATCGGATATAAGCGCATTGAATTGCTTATTGTACAATTTTTTACTTTCAACATATTCATAACCATGCTTTAATAGAAAGCTGATACAAAATTCTCCGTCAAATTTAAGGTTATGAAAATATAAAATTAAATTTCCACTTTCTTCACATGTTTTGAAAAAACTTTCTATATTATTGCCAATTACAATATTATCTATAACGCCAATTTCGCAAACGGCCCAAGCCCATACCCTACAATCGTTTTTATCTGTGGTAGTCTCAAAGTCTGCGGTAAACATTACAAATTTAAAACCGTCAAAGCATTTTCAATTTTATTTATCATAGCATTTATGGCTTCTTCACCATAAGAATATTCAATTTCCAAATATGAGCCGTAAAACGGGTCTTGACTTGCGAAATAAAAAGCTGTGCCATTTATTTTACTTATCCTATCAACTAATTTATCACCGGCCGCGCCGAAATTATTTTGAATCGCCTTGATATAGTTTCTTTTGTATTTTTCATCTAAGAAAGTTAAGTAGCCGCTACGTTCTCGATTCTGTGCGCTTTCTAATCTCTTTTTAACTTCCATCAGTGTTCTGCCTGTACCTTTTGTAATAGGTCTTAAGCTTTCCTGTTCAATCGTATAAAATGAGCCCCTGCGCTGTGCTTCCAGAATTTCAAACCTTTTCGTGGTTTGCTTATTAGCTTTCGTAATGGCGCGTTCAACTTGTTCGCGGACAAACAACGGAACTTCCAAACTGCTCCCCGCTTTGTATTTTACCATTTTTTGTTTTTCAGGCTTTGCCAATTCCTGTAAACGATTCAATTCACGCGCTATTTCTGCATCTGTCCTACCGCGCATTACTTCCGTACGGGTCAACGTATCGAGAATTTTAAACGCTTCATTTTTCGACTGCAATTGTAACAAGCGCCTGTTGTATGCACGAATTTCTTTGTCGATATCCCTAGTCCTTAAATTCCCGGCGGTGTATTTCAATTTTTTAACACCCACTTTCTAAATAGTGCGCCCCGGTTATCCGGGGCGCTGTTTTTCTCTTACTCGAAATCCAGAACCATAATCTTCGGTCGAACACTTTCACCAAACTTTGTACAAGTGATGAAACCGGACTTCACATTAATTCTATTCATGCCCTCATCAAAATCAGTCAAATCAACATCTTTTCGGAAAAAGACTGAATAGAACATTCTGTCACCGTCGCTATTTTTTACGGAGGTGGAAGCGTAAAGTTTCCCGTTACTACCAGTTTTTACCCAGAAAGTCAATTCGCCTTTAATGTCAAAAACTGAATCCCCACGCTCTTTAGTTTCTGCTTTCTTTTTATAAGCCATTTTTAATTACTCCTATTCTAAAATTAATCGGTTACAAGGGTGCCGTGTTCTTTTACAATTTCTGCACTGATTTCATAAGTGTTGTGAACTTTCTCTTTGTTTGCAATGCCGATAAACTTTTCTCCGTTGGCCTTCATTGCCTTTTTGAATTCTGCATCATTCTTGTACAAACCGTCTACTGTTTCAACACAAATATTTCCGTCTTTTTCTTTAACTACACTGTAAATTCGGCCCTCATAAATCTTTACTTTCATTTTTGAATGTCTCCTTTTATTTTTGTGACTATATTATAAACGGCATTTAATAAAACGTCAACCCTCCTTTTAAACTTTTCTGCCGTTTCTGACTTCAAACATATCCCTGCTCATAATACGTTTTATAGGGACAATTTTCGCATTTATTAACTGTATCTTCTGTTTCTTTTACCTCTTTTATGGTATCAGAAATTTCATATAAAGCGTCTCTTATTTGTGCTAATGCGTTTGTTAAGCCTATGTCTATCATTTTAAATCCCTCCAATTAAAACCCGATTTAATTATAGCTACTAAACCCACTAAAGAACATATTATTAGCCCTGTTCCGATTGTTCTAAGGGCGTTCACAAAATCTATGTACATTATTAACCCTCACAGTTTTTATAAGCATCTTTCAAAATTCCATCTTCCCAGTAAACCAACCTGTGATCCCCGTCGTTCATATTCACAAATCCATATTCAACCTCAGATAACATGTTTACACCATCTACCATTTGTAAAGCACTGTCAAAATCTAGTCTCGCCGCTTCGTTTAAAAATGCAATGTGTTCTTTTTTAAGTTTCATTGTGGTACCTCCTTTTTGCCCTCGTGACCTCCGGGGCGGGATTGCGGCTAAAAACTGAATGCGTAACCATCCGGAGCGTAAGCAATTTGACGATTGGCATCGGTGCGAACAGACTTGATATACTTTTTTGCAGTTTCCATGTTATCAAACTCGCCAAGAAAATCCCAATTGTAATCTGTATCTTTTTGACCAAGCGCGAAAAATCCTTTTACCACTTTGTGGTTCTTTACCCACGCTGTAACAATTCTAAAAGCGATATATTTCTTCATGACTTCCATATCCTCTATCTCCCATCACATCATATTTTGAAAGGTTTTCGTTTCCCTTTCACTGTCTATATTATAACATGGATTGTTTTGTTTGTATTTGCATTATCGTCTCTTTCTGTTTGTACTATTGTGTATTCTTTTGGTGCCGGTGCCGGTGCCGGTGCAACACTCGGTAGAACGCGTGTTCCACCGTGTGCCGGGCCGTGGCGAGTGCCGTGCCGTGGCGTGCCGTGGCGAGTGC